ATAGGCTTTGAAGTAATAGAACAGCCTATAATGATAAATGGTTTTGCTGTTTTGCGATTTGTACGTTGCAAAGGCGAAAAAATTTTGGTAAATAAAGAATATAGCCCAGTTTGTAGCTGATAGCCCTAACGGATAACTAGATGAAGCTAACATTGGATAACTAGATAAAATGTAACTTTAACTTTTTAGTGGAGAACTGAAATGGCTAATACAATAGATACAGCCTTTATTACCCAGTTCGAGACCGAAGTGCATTTAGCTTATCAGAGAATGGGTAGTAAATTAAGAAATACTGTCCGTACTGTAGCTAACGTACAAGGAAATACAGCAAGGTTTCAGAAAATTGGTACTGGAACTGCGAGTACTAAATCTCGAAATGGACAAGTAACACCAATGGAACTAGCACATACAACTGTAGATGTAACAATGCAGGACTTCTTTGCCGCAGAGTTTATCGATAAGTTAGATGAGCTAAAGACCAATATAGATGAGCGACAAGCTGTGGCAACAAGTGCGGCGGCGGCTCTTGGAAGAAAAACTGACGAGTTGCTTTATACTGCAATGGATTCAGGTGCTAATAGTACACAGATACATGACACAAGTTCTGCTGTTGAAAAGGCAGATTTGTTAGCTGTATTTGAAACTTTTGGTACTGCAAATATTCCAGAAGATGGTGGCAGATATATTGCTATGCACCCAAAGGGATATGCTGACTTATTTAATATAACTGAGTTTGCATCATCAGACTTTGTTGGTGAGCAGAACTTACCTTTTGCAGGTGGCATGACAATGAAAGAGTTCTTAGGATTTAAGATCTTTTCAACTGCCGCTATCACAGCAGGTAAGAATATGGCATACCATACAACTGCTGTTGGTTTAGGTATCGGTGCTGATGTAAGTACAGAACTAAACTACATTGCAGAAAAAGTATCTCATTTAGCAACCTCAATGATGTCTATGGGTGCTGTTGTTATTGATAACAATGGTGTCTATGAACTCCTTGATAATAATTAATAGGAGGGTTAGATGGCTTATAGTGCAAGTGGTTTACACAGAATGGCAGGTGCTAGTGGAGTACAGTTATTCATTTATCAAACAACAGATGCGATTGCCGCTGTAAATACTTCAGGGTATTTTAATGATGCCGCAGGTATGTTGAATGTTAGAGATCTAATAATTGTTATGGACACTAATACACCAACAACACATTTCTGTACTGTTCTATCCAATACTGGATCAGTAGTTGACGTTTCAGACGGAACTGCTGTAGCAGAAACAGACGGAGATTAGGAGTAGGGGGAGCAATCCCCCTATCTTTATATGGCAAGTACAGTAGCAAATTCAGCAATAGATATAGCATCAAGAGCCTTAGTTCTGATTGGTGCAGAACCTATTACTTCATTTGACTCTTCTAGTACTGAAGCCTTAGTAGCAACTAATATGTATGAGGATACAGTTAGAGCCATGCTGTCTACAGCAAGATGGCGATTTGCTACAGAACAAGCTGTACTAAATCAATTATCTGATGTACCTACTGGTAGATTTGATATTGCACATCAATTACCTAGTAATTTATTAGTATTACATGGTGTTACTGTAAATGATAATTTAATAGAGTTTACAGTATATGGTGATAAAGTATTTAGCGATACTACTTCATCAGATACGTTAGTTGCAGATTTTACATTCAGGGCAGATGAAGTTGATTTTCCATCATACTTTTCTTTGGCTTTACAATATTCACTGGCATCTATCTTTGCAACATCAATAGCAAGAGATGATAGACTTATGCAGTTGATGGAAACAAAAGCTAATCAACTTATGGCAAAAGCTAGAAACATAGATGCACAACAACAAACAACAAGAAAATTAGTTACATCAAGATTTATTTCTAATAGGAGAAGTTAAATGGCTAGAGTAAGAGTGCCATTAAATAACTTTCAGTTTGGAGAGA